CTGCTGCCATACCCCTTTCGGGTACTGGCAAAGGCACCCCAGGGCTTACGCCCATCCCAGCCTAATGTGGCTGGGTCCAACGGCGTTTTAGTGTAACTGCGCCGTGAGTGCAGATTGCTCTAACTTAGAGCATTCCTGAGAGGCTATTGTTCCCTTTTGGGGAGCAGCAGCTAAACCCAAGAAGCACTTAGTTAGGGCGGCGTATCCTTCGATTACATCAGTACGATGAATCGGCCTTGGAACCAACGCACGAATTTCATTGCGTTGGAGATCAGAATTCCATCTTCCGATGGACTCAAACCCCAAGAAAGAGATACGTCCCAGAGCTTCACTAGTTTCGGATACATAAGGTAAAGACCCTATGATCCGTTCAAGGTGGTTAACCATGAACTGAGTAGTGTGCCAATAACCCTTCAAGTAGAAGAGGTTGGCGGTAGCTACCCACGAAATGATTTGTGAAGCCTGTTGCCTGTTCTCAGGATGAGTAGCACGAAGATATACAGGTGTTACCTGATATCCTTTGTACGCATCAATCCCACATGACTCTCGGAAGCTTCCGCTCACGAAAGTCTTATTGAGATTCACCTTGCAATTGTATTTTTGCAGATGATCGAGAACAGCAGCCGCATTCGTGGTGTCGACGATAATATCGTCGCCATACACGTATAACGATCTCGTAGCATTAAAAACGTTACGAGATGTTAAGGAAAGGTTCTGACTCTTCAGCAGGGCGACTACACAAACCGTGTAGAAATACATCGCTTCTACTGGAAAGCAGAGAGCACTACCCATTGACGCAAATTTCTCTAATGGACCGACAAGTCGGCCATCAGGAAGTTGTGCCATAGTCGAACGACATGCATCGATAGAATCCCTTAAATCAGGATTCGCCCGAAACATCTCTAAAGCTAATGACCGAGGAACTCGATCACTAGCATCAGAGAGATCAATCGTTGCTAATTGACCCGTTTTCGACGCTGTAATCGCAAGCCTTTGGTTAATTGATTGGTCACGAAAGTTAATGTGACCTTTAGTCAACCAATACGATTCGAGTTTACCATAAAGGTAATCCCGAATACCTTGTTGCACAAATTGCATGCAACAGGGCTCAATTGCGATTATACGGGGGCTTTTCAACGTCTTAGGTACGGGAACTACCCTAACGGGTGATTCCTCGGACCTTGGAACGATCGATACCAATTCGAGCTCCTCAGAATCGGACGGTAAACCCAAAGGGTAACCGTTATCGATAAGAGGGAAATAAGGCTCGAGACGATCGTGCCACCTCCGCCAAACGAATTTCTGATTTCCAGAAATTCTCTCAGCGGTGGCTCCAGGACCATGCTTAGGAGTAGTCTCGGAAGCTGAAAAATCAGCAACCATACTATCCCAGAGCATAGAAGAAACGCCGAGAAATTCGGCCATATCTTCTTCTGGAAGATTGAATAGTTGAAAAGACTGCTCAATTGAGATGAAACTTTCAAGCGCGGCTGCAACCCTCTGAGGGGTGCAGTCAAGTTCCACTTTCTTGAATGTAAGGCATATCTGCCGTACAGATTCAATAACAGTAGGAACGTCACTTGAAATTCCTCCAAATGGGGGTAATTCATACTCTATTTCCTTTCCTGTCTCACGGTCGAACACCAAGCTGATCATACCTTGCAAAAATGCAGGGATTGATCCATCTTTCACTTTCCGGAAGGATCGGAAAGATGTTGAGCTTATCGCTCGATTCGCCAAGCTTCTCTCGAAGTCTCGGCAGAATTGAGGAAGAACTATCGTCAAAAACGATAGGCCTTCGTGTTCTACCCGGGATCTTATTGTTTCAAGATCCCGTAAATCAGAGACATCAGCGACACACTTCATGGTCGCGTCTATATAGACGGTCTCCATGAACTTTAGATAGTCACTTACGTTGCTTTTCATGCAGCCTCCTCATTCGGGGGTCAGCATCAAGCCACGTATGTCTGCCTATAACCCAGAAGATTCTGGATTAACAAGTTGATTCACGCCTAGTTCAGTCTCGAGATTTTCAGACTGATTTGAATCCCCTAATTCTCAGGGATACTAGGCGCGTAACCACGATTAAATCGGGTCAAGTGTTATTGAGAAAGCGATCTTTGTTTCGAAGGAGATGCAGAAATATTTATATTTCCCGCACCTTCTTTCGATTCTACGATAATCGCAGCTGGAGCTTCATCAGCTTCAGTGCTAACTATCGCGCTTATGATAATGGGCGTTATGCTCAAAATCTGAAGCAGGATCGTCAGCCAACTCGGCTTTCGCCGGGTCGTTGAGATGGTAGGTTCCATTGAAGGACCTCCTTTCTTTCAAAATAGTACGACAGATATGTGATGCCTTTCAGCATTCATGATTCTGAGCCGTACAACTTGTCCACGACAGTGGTGTCTAACCAGGTTTTAAAACCGGTTATTAGCTGATTTACTTGAGTCGACGTAAACCCCGCTAGGGGTCGGTCGATAACCAAGTAAACGCTAAGAGTCTCGTAGTCGTTGACAGCTGTCAACGGATCGGGGACTATAGCGCGCTGATCGATCCTGGCCATTGATCGAATTCGATCCTTGGCCGTCGTATGTGACAAGTTCAGTGTAAACGACAAGTCGTTTATCTGATAGGTGGATTTTGTGCCACCAGTCGAAATACGAGGCATCGATTTAGCCACAGCATTGACAGTGACAACTTGTGGGTCGGTAAACATTAAGTGGTTGACCTCCAAAGTTATACGGAAGTTAATCCTTATCCGATCCGGGAGATTTTCCAATTCTCCGAATCTTTTAACGAAGGGATAAGGCAGATTGATCGCTGGACGGTATGAGGCGCACTTTTACATGCGTGTAATACCGAGAGCTCCAGCAATCGCTATTTGAGTTGGAGTTAAATCGCTCCAACTCAGGCTAAAACCGTAAGGGCTACTAGCCGCTTCTCTTTGCTTCGATTCAAGAATTTGAACGAATTCAAAGGTCTGCGGGCTTCCAAAAGTCCAAGGTATGGTACATTTAAATGTACGTGTCTTGGTTTGGTGAAGCATTAAGTAGCAGTACTTGCAGGCAATATTATCGAGATAGGTATCCTGTACGTGCCTAATATGGTCACCTACATTCGTTACCCAGTCGATTGCCCAAGTCCAAGGCGTAGCTTGCCAGATATGATGCGGACTAATACGGAGACCAGAAATGTCGAGAACTCGACGCATCTGGTTCCACCTCGAGTCGAACTCGGGTAGTTTCGCATCAAACTCTGATAGGTAGAATTTAAATGAGCCAACGCCAGTAAGGTAACTTTGAGTTTGTTCCCAAAGTTCCCATCTGGCATCGCCCAAAAACCAATCCGCAGGATTAAGAAAAGGGTCGAGTTTATACCCGATACCCTCATCAATCTTACGCGGTTCGGAGCTACCTATTATATGCGGGGTGAATTTCCTCCGGATCCATTTATCGTTGCGATCCTTTCGGGACGCAGCGAGTTTGGAATAATTTTGGATTACGTAATCGAAATCCATTATATCCTTGAGGAACGGTTTCCAGCCGAACTGGACGTTGAGAAAATGGTCAGCGACGTTTTTAGGCGCCATGACCCTGCCGAACTGATTTCCACCGCTCAGCTTCCAAATGTCTTTGAAAGCACGAGAAGTCGTCTTCAGTTGTCGAGGAACGTCTCGGAGCTCAGCTCCGAAAACGAAACCTCCGGCAGCCTAACCCGGGGTTTTATACTACTATAAACCCTATCACCCATGCCAGTAGTTGGGGGGTAATAAGATGAGCTGTTATTTAACACATGAGACAATGATGGAAACATTGCCTGTGTGCCAAATTCAGACATCTCTGCGGTTCTAAAACCGCCGACATACTTTTCCTTCTTATCATTTCGAAGGCGTATGCCATTACCAACCACTCCCCCATAAGGGTGAGAGATAGTCGCTCTAAGAGTGTGAAACGGACCGCCCGAATAATACGGAGGACCCTCGTGGAGTTCATCCACGGTGATCTTACTCGTATGATGCAGGCTTAAATAAGTATGGTACCGTGGATTAGTTTCCACGGGACTAAACTGGCCCGTAGGTACCCCGCCGGAAGTGATCGCTTGGAGATAATAACCAAGCTTTACAGGACCGGATTTCTTAAGGGGAACCAACATAGTTCTTGATCGACTACCTACTTGAGACATAGCTAACCTCCTTACGGAACGAATCATCTTGGTTCTGCGAACCATTCGCACTGCTAGATTGATTCGCGTAATAGAAGACTATCATCGCTGATAATCTAGACACCCCCGAGG